CCACATGTCTCGGTGGCGTGGATGAAGCCATACATCGAGCAGATAGCCGAACAGGAGGCATTCATGCCGAGCATATCGCGTTATGCGAGAGAACACGGGATGACGTGGGAAGCGGCGGCTGCCGAAATGGCAGGCGGTGCGCCGTGAGCGGGTATCGCGGGGGCGTTTTCAAGTGCCCGTTTTACTCACGGGACTACCGCGACTATCTCAACTGCGAGGGCGCACAAGTCAAACTGCCGAAAGAAGAATTGGCCGAATATACGCGGCGCTACTGCGCCAACGAAGAATGGCGGCGCTGCCCGATCGCCCGGGCGCTGACGCTGCACTACGAAAGGACGGAGAACCGATGAGCGAAAGAAACAGATACAAGGTAAAACAGCTTGCGGTCGGCCTGCGGGACGATCCGTGCGACCAAAATGGCGCAAAGGAGGCAGAGGAATGAGACTGGCTATCATGGACACCAACGCGTTCAACACGATTATCGTCGCCGTAAAGGGCGCGGTATCAGCGAGCATCAGTAGGCCGATGTACAAGAATATCCGGCTGGAATTTCGCAAGAAGAACAAGGCAGTTACGGCTATCGCCACAGATGGCTTCCGGCTTTTCGTGGAGCACGCGACCTGCTGCGAGGTCGAAGAGGATTTCGATTGCTACATCAAGCCGAGTATCCGCCTGCCGCGCGGTAATTCCATGCGCTTGGAGCTGAAAGAACGGGACAAGACGGAAAGCGTGGTTGAGATCGAATGTCTCGGCTGCATCTTCGGTTTTGTTCAGCCGATTGGAGAGTTTCTGGATTGGGAAAAAGCCCTGCCCAATGAGCCGACATTCCGTATCGGCGTGAATGCCGAGTATCTTCTCTCGGCGTTGCAGGCGGCAAAGGCCAGCGTCGGCGGCGCCTTCAAGCAGCCTGCTATTCTGGAATTCCGTGGGACAATTGGGCCTATTACGATCAAGACCAACCACGAGGACGTCAAAATGGTCCTGCCAGTGCGAATCAGGGAGGCTAACGATGGCGCTGACATCAGCTGACCTTGCACGGCTCGGGCCGCAGGCGCAGAAGCAGGTGCTTGACAAACTGGCGGGCGAACAGAAGCCAAAGAAAAGCAAGTACGGAAACCGCAAGGTCGTTCGCGACGGCATCAAGTTTGATTCCGAGCGCGAGGCAGCGCGATTCGGTGAGCTGAAAGTGCTGCGCGCGATGGGAAAGATTCGCGATTTACGGCTGCAAGCGAATTTTACACTCGTTGAGGGCTACACGACCATTGAGGGCGATAGGGTCAATCCGATGGTCTACCGTGCGGATTTTGTTTACGAGCGGGCGACCGGTCCGGACTGCAACGGTACGGTGCACTGGCTGCGCGAGGTCGAGGACGCGAAGGGCGCGAAAACGAAGGACTACCTGCTGAAAAAGAAGTTGTTGCAGGACAAGCTCGGCATCACGATCCGCGAGGTGTGAGATGAGCTTTGAGCACTGCCACAGCTGTAAGCCGCCTACGAGGCACGTAGGCTGTCACGGCGATTGCCCGTACTATCAGGCGGATATCGCCAAGTACAACGAGGCGAAGGGAGAAGAAGCTCGCCAAACGCAGGAACGCGGTGCCTATTGGGGCGCGCGGCAGTTTAAGACGAGGCGCTATCAACGAACGAAATGAGGGAGCAAGAAAAGATGTTGACAGAAAAAGAGTTGGGCGAACGGCTCAAGAACGTTCGAAAAATGCGAAATATCAGCCAGTTTCGGATGGCCGATATGATGGGCACAGAACAGTCATTCATTGCCAAACTCGAAAAGGGCGCGAGCTATCCGAAGGTGTCGACGCTATATAGATACGCCGAATGCGTTGGCTTGACGTTGAGCGATATTCTGGCGGAATCCCCACCGGCGAAAAAAGGCATGCTGTCGCCGGAAGAGATCGGCGAGAACATCAAGAAATGGAGTGCGCTGCGGGGCATGAGTATCAAGGGGCTTGCAGAAAAGGCGGGATTATCGCGCAGTAGCATCTTAAACCTCAGAGAGGGACGATGCATCAGCTACATGCCGACGTATCAGTACATTGCCGAAGCACTGGGCGTGACCGTCGGGACGCTGCTCGGAGAGGTGCAGGAAAATGAGTGAGAACACGAACCACGTGCCGTTTAAGACGGTCGTATATCCGCAGCTCAAGAAAGCCTTGCAGTCATCGGGCATGACACCGCCGGAGTTGAGCAAGAAGATCGGCGTCTCCCCGCTCTGCGTGTGGAGATGGACAACGGGGAAGAACGAATTCAGCATCGGCGTTATCAAGGCAATTCTTGCGGTGACGGGGCTGACATTTGAAGAGGCTTTCGGGGAGGCGCGCGCATGAGCAAGATCATGAGACCGAGAACGCCGTTTGAGTTCTGCGTTTATCCGGCGCTCAAGGAAGCACTGGGAAAGACGAATTACAATCAAACCGAACTGGCGCAATCCCTCGGCGCGTCGCAGTTTACGGTGTCGGCGTGGGTGCGCGGCGACCGCGATGTGACGGTGAGGCTGCTGCTGGCGCTGGAAGAGATCACGGGGAAGCCGTTCCGGGAGCTGTTCGGGGAATGCGAGGGGCGGAGATGAAACATCTCGGCGATATTACGAAGATCAACGGCGCGGAAATCGAAGCTGTGGACGTTATCACGGGCGGCTCACCGTGCCAGGATTTGAGCATTGCAGGAAAACGCGCTGGATTGGCCGGTGCAAGGAGCGGATTGTTCATGGAACAGGTTCGCATCGTAAAGGAGATGAGAGAACATGACAGAGCGAATGGACGGACAGGTGACATGGTCAGACCTCGGTTTATGGTCTGGGAAAACGTGCCCGGAGCATTCAGCAGCAACAAAGGACAAGACTTCGCGGCAGTCCTCGAAGAGATCATCCGCATCGCAGAGCCGGAAGCCCCCAATATTGAAGTGCCTGAAAAAGGCTGGAACACCTGGGGGGGCTACCACGATGAAGTGGGAGGACGATGGAGCGTGGCTTGGCGAGTGCATGACGCGCAACACTGGGGAGTCCCCCAACGCCGCCGTCGTATCTCGGTTGTCGCAGATTTTGGAGGCGACACCGCAGGCGAAATACTCTTTGAGCGCAAAAGCGTGTCAGGGCATCCTGCGGAGAGCGGAACGGCGCGGGAAAGACTTGCCGGAAACGCTGAAAGCGGTGCTTCTTATGCAGTCCGAATTAGGGGGGGCTGTGACGGAGGAGGAAAAGGCTCTTTAGTGCAGGAGGACAAGAGCGGAACGCTCGGCATCGGCAACGACCAGACGATTTTCCAAAACTGTCTGACGCAGTGGGACTGCCAAAGCAAACGGATTTTTGGCACAGAGGGAGCATCCCCGACGCTACAAGGTGGCGTTGGCGGCGGAGTAAATAACCCGGCGATTTTCTGCATGGGAACACAGCAAGGCGGGGCCGAGGTGCGAAGCGACGACAGAGCACCTACGCTGACCGCTGCGGCCGGCATGAGCGGGAACAATCAGCCGATGATCTGCGCGGCCTTTAAGGCGGGGCAGGGTGCAAAGGCGAACGGCATCGGCTACGCCGAGGAATGCGCGCCGACGCTGGGCGCGGTATCAAGCGGGACGAATCAATGTCCGTCTGTTTTGATATTTGATCGCGCGCAGATCACATCGCCGAATAACCGCAGCACCGTCGGACCGGACAAGCCGTGTTCTGCGCTGCACACCTTCGGCGAGGTTCCGGTGGTTTGCTATCAAATGCAGGGCTTCGGGGACTACCGCGAGGGAGACGTTGCGAGCAACTGCAAGCAGCGAGATTACAAGGATAGCACCGATTTAGTGGTCAGCAGTGTTGATTGCCGCAATTTCACCGAGGGGGGCGAGATCAACGGGACGCTGCAAGCAAAAGAAAGCGTAGGGCAAAGTCTGAATTTGCAAAACACCGTCCGAACCGGAATGATTGTGCGCCGCCTCACGCCGATGGAATGCGAGCGGCTGCAAGGATTCCCAGACCACTGGACGGACATCGGCGAGTGGCGCGACAGTAAGGGCAAACTGCGCAAGCCGAGCGACAGTCCGCGCTATAAGGCGCTGGGGAATTCCATCGCCTTGCCATTTTGGGACTTTTTGGCAAAGCGCATCAGCGCGCAATATTTGCGCCCTGTT